GACGCCGTCATGGCCGGCTACGGCACAATCGTCAAACACGCGCCGTCCCGTCAGTTGCCGCCCGAGATCGCCGCGCGCCGCGCCGAAGCCAGGACCATCCGGGCATCACTGCCGGAAACGCCAGCGCCTCGCCCTTCCGTCCCTGAAGTCCCTGCCGTCGCTGCTCCAGAGTCCGGCGATGACGCCTTCCGGAAACGCCGCGAACGCCTCGCGCGCCAGGCCGAACGCGCGCGCAACCTCAACCTGATTTCGTAATCAACCAGAAACCACCACAACAGGAGAACCAATGAAAACCGAAGCAACAATCCAGCAGCGCGAGAGCATGAAGCTCAAGCCGGGCATGACGGTGACCATCTATCACGATCCACTCTCACAGAAAACCCCGGAGGGCGAGGCCGTGTTAAAACGCCTGGTGCGCGCCGATGACGAGTGTCCGCGCTGGTCCGTTCAATTCGTCGGCGAAGATCGCCAAGTTGAACGGATCGTCTCGAATTGGAAGTGGAAACGTCCCGATGACACCAAATCGAAATTGCTGGCGCGCGCGCTGGCCTTCGCGCTGCTGTTGTTGGGCCTGTCCACCCTAACCGGCTGCTACTGCGATGACCGGCCCGGCATGGGCGGCGGAAGCGATCCCGTCCCACACGGCCCGCACTTCGATCCCGGCCGCGCGCCGCATGCCCCGCGGTAACCGTCCACGAATCACAACCGGAAACACTTAACCGCAATAAACCCATGGAGACACTAAGCAAAATCGACGGCCGCACTCACAACGGAGGCAACCAAGTCCTTCAGCTCGAAACGTCCCACCTCGAAACGACCGCGCAACTCTACCCCGAGCCGATGCGCGAACCGTTCGTCTGGCTCGGCTCCTACGTGTCGCGTGAATGCGACCGCAACCTCGAAGTCCTCGAAGCCCGCGTAAAATCGCTCGGGTTCGAAACCACCGCCAGCACGTTCGCCAAAATCCTGCGCGGCCGCTGGCAGAAGGACGCCAGCGGAAACCCGCTCGACGCGCCCGTTATGAAGCTGCGCAACTTCCTCCAGCTCGTTGACCGGCTCCGCGCGGATTGCAACATCAGCGCCATGGCCGGCCGCGTCCCGTTCGTCAAGACCGGCACATGGGAGCTGATCAAAAACTACATCGACGTTCGCCGCGCCGCGGATCGCATTTGCAAATTTGGTTTGGTCATCGGCCCGACCGGCGCGCAGAAGACCGCGTGTTACCACCAGTATTGCCTGGAAAACAATCACGGCAGTTGCGTTTGGCTCGAAGCGCCCGAAACCTCGCACTTCACCCAATTCATCACCGACCTGGCGAGCTGCTACGGCGTCAGCGCCTACATGCCCACCACGCGCAAAAAACTCCGCATCCGCGAATGCGTCAACGCCAAGCGTACGATCATCGTCGATAACATCCAGCGCCTCTACCGCTCCCGCGACGGCGCGAACCAACCCGTCTTCGGTTACCTCCAAAAACTCCAGGACGAAACCCGCTGCACCATCATCATGAGCGCCAGCCCGGATTTCAAAGGCGCGATCATGGCCGGCGAGGACCGCGGATATTTCGAGCAATTCGTCGGCCGATGCGGCGGTTCCGCTGAGTTCCTGGAATTGCCGGCCTACACCCCGCGCGAAGACGCGCTCCAGATCGCCGACGCCTTCGGCCTGCAACACGCCGAGAAACACGCCAAATACCTTGAGGACCTCGCGCGCCGGTCCGGACGCGTCCGCACCTTCTTCCAGGCGTTCCAGACCGCCAAGCAGATCGCCGAGGACAACAAACTCACCATCGACCATCTGCGCGAAGCGCTCGGGGAGGAGTGACCCATGGTCCACTACGACAAATGCCGTTGCGGGCGGCGCAAGCGCATCCAGGCGCTGCGCTGCACCGCCTGCCGAAACACCGGCCTCAAGCTGGAAACGCTTAGCCCGCTCCACCTGGAATGGTGGCGCAAGACGCTCGGCATCAAACCCAAGGACCTGGAGGGAATCGAATTGTGAAAGCGCGCCCCGAAAATCTCCTGCTCAACCTGCTCGACAAAAACCGCGAGCAACAAGCCCGCGAATGCCGCGAAGCTGAGGCGAAGGATCAGGAAGCGAACCTCCTTATCCTTTGGCTCAACTCCGTCCCGCCCAACAAGCGCGACAACGACCAATACAAAACCAAGTTTCACCAGGCTAACGAACTGCGCGCCGACGCCGTTCGCCTGCGCAAGCGCCAGGACGCGCTCAAACGCCACGCCAAAGAACTCGGCCAGGAACTCGCCGCAACCCGAACGCCAACGCTGATATGAGCAAATCTCGCAAACCCCCACTCATCACGTCCCACCAAGTCCGACGCGCATTAACCCTCGCAATCGACAGTTACCAGCGGTCCTTCCAGGAAGCTGACGGCGTGGTCCGCGATCCTGTGATCGCCCGGACCATCATTTGCCTCAGAGTTGCGCGGAAGGCATTCGTAGGCTTGGAGAACAATTTCAAGGTTGTTCCATGTGGCACAACAAAGACATGAAAACCCACACCCTTTTGGAGCGCTGGTTCCTGGCTTACGCGTTCGTCGCTGTCGCGCTCTGCCTCTGGGTTTTCATTCGCGCATCCACCCTCCGCAGTAAGTCTGCTACGGAGGACGGGTCCCATTTGAATTTCACGACGGCGGAAATGGAGAGGAACCAAAACTGCCCGAAACACACAAAACCAAAATGAAAAGTCCAAAGTCCAAAGTCCAAAGTCCAAAGCCCGGTGTCAGCATCACGTCGATTGAGTCTCTCGATATGCACACCTGCGAGATCATCCGCCTGCGCGCCTTCCGCGCCGAGCGGTTCGCACAGATGGAGGCCCGGATCGCGGCCATCCAACAGGAATACGCCAAACCCATCGGCGATCTCAGTGACAACATTTCCGCCCGTGAGGAAGCGGTAACCGCGTATTGTCTCACGCACCGCGCCGAACTGTTCGCCGAAAAGAAAAGCCGCGAAACCCTCACCGCCGTCATTGGCTTCGAATGGACGCCATACCGCGTTGAAACCACCGGGCGAAAAGTCACCTGGAAAGTCGTCGTCCAAAGCCTCCTCGGCCTCGTGTGGGGCAAGGATTACGTGCGCCATCCCGAGCCGCAACCCGACAAGGATGCGCTTCTGCGTGATCGTGAAAAACTCACAACCGATCAACTCGAACGCGCCGGCATCTGTTTCGCCCGCGACGATCAATTCTTCATCCGCGGAAAGGAAGTCGCGCCATGAGTTCCACTCTACCCTCTCCTCTCTCCCCTCTCCGCTGCTCTCTCGTCATCCACGTCCGGCACAGCGGCCAGGGCTACGTCGCCCGCGCCGCCAACGGCGTTACCGCCAGCAACACCGGCAGCGCGTTCAAGGCCGTCGCCAAAGTCGCGCTCAAGTCCAAGCTCGGAATCAAGAAAGTCGCCTACGCCACTCAAAGCCGGCTGGAGCAGGAAGGCATCGCCGTCGAGCAAATCACCCAATCCATCCACGCCAGCACATGGCTGGTTGAATGGCCTGAAGCGAAATGAAAATCGTCGTCAACGCAAAAGTGCGAGCGTTGCTAGGCGAACTGGTCGAGGCACACGACAAGTTCGACGTGCAAACTGAAATTCTGTCGCGCCGCGGAGATCAGGCGCTTACTAATGTGGCTGCGACGGAAGTCGGCTCGGATCGCGAGCATCAGCGCGTGGTTATTTCCGGAATCGCATACCGGTTGGCAAATGCCTGCGCCAAACGAAGGCCGCTCTGATGCTCCTCGACCTCCCAAAACCAGAAACGATTGCGCGCTACCTGCGCGCCGTTCGCTTCGGTATCCCTGCGCGATTCGAGCGCAGGACGTATTTCCGGCCGTTCATCTTTCGCAAAGATGAAATCGATGCCGGCCTTTCCTTTGCCACGATCCGCCATCGCCGATGGGAGGAAAGCCTTCGCGCACGAGGACTGGAAAAGGTTCGCAAACTGCCGCCCGGCGCGCCGCGCTTGCGCGCACCGTTCGAAAGGAAAAAAGCCGCATGATCAACGAATCAGTTCTGGAAAAGATCAAGAAGCTTCTGCGCCTGGCGCAAAGTTCCAATCGCCACGAAGCCGAGCTTGCGATGCAGCGCGCCTTCGAATTGGCGGCGCGCCACAACATCGACATGGCCGATGTGGACGTTGACGAACAAACTAAACGCATCCTGCACAAGGCTTTCGGAATTGGCGCGCGATTCAGCCTCATTCGCAAGCTGACGCTTTCGATCCTGGAGAACTACTTCAACGTGCGCATCGTTCTCGCGCGGCCAAGCTGGCTTTTTGTGGGCACTGAGACCGACGTCGAGATCGCGATTTACGTCCATGGGTTTCTGGTCTCGGCGTGCTCCCGTTGCTTGCGCAAATATCAGGACGAATTCGCCCGCAAGCTTTCGACCACGAAGCGCAACAGCTTCATCGCCGGCTTCATGTATGGAATTTTCGCCAAGCTCCACGAATCCAGGGAAACTCTTGCTATCGGGGAGACTAAGACGGCCGTCGCGTTGAGGGATAAGGAGAACCGCGACAAATACATCAAGGACCATATCCCGACGGTTAAAGTTCCGAACTTCGCCGACATCGGCCGTAGAAATCGCGACGCGCTCATGGATGGTTTCCGCCAAGGCCAGGACACCGAAATCAACAAGGGACTGAACGGCAAACCCGGCGAACGCAAACTGCTCACTGCGGGCTATGAACATGCTTAAAAGCAAGACGCGCAAACCGGGCTTCTGCCTTTATTACCGGTTAGGCGTTCAGCTCGACCGGCGATTGTATAATAGCCGGGTTCTTACGCTGTCAGAAATCGGAGAGATATTCGGGATGACGAAACAAAACGCTTATACCGAAGTGGTCGTCATACTTGGTAAAATCGTTCATGGCCTTCGCAGGGAAGTGCCAGAACATCGGGCATGGGAGGATTTGATATGAGCCTAACCCAACCCCAAATCTCCCTGCATTGGAATAACGAGCACGGCTGGGGCCGTGTGTGCGGCGTGAACAACTGGCGGATGGAAGGCGGGTTGCTCGTGCCGGGCGCGGTAGGCCCGGACCGCTCGCAGTGGCACGAACGCGTCTGGGCTTACGCGGACATGCCGTCGCTGCTCCGCTTCCCGGCCGCGGACCGGCTGCGGAAGGGCTGCTACTTGTTCGCGCTCGGAACGCTAAAGTCTCTCACGCAGTTCGACAACGAGGACCTCGACCGCGTCCTGAACGCCTTCGCGCTCCTGATCAATCCCGAGGACCTCCGCGCCGTCCATGACCGCCTGGCTTACGAAAAGTTCGACACCGTCAGCCGCCGAATCGCCGAAGCCAAACGCCTCGGCATCGAGTGCGACGAAAAGCTCCCGGACCATCCCGGCGAACGTCGCCGGCATCTGGCCTTCCTCCGCACTTTGTCATCCACTTTGTCTCCCACTTTGTCGGCCCTGCTCCGTGACAAATACAAAGTGACCGACCCCGCCGATCTCACGCTGTCCCAACTGCGCAACCTGACTTACACGCTCAAGAAGCGGGGAGCAGGGAGCCGGGAGCCGCGGCGCCAACGCGAAACCGCAGGAATCGAATGCCCGTTTTGAAAGTGAAAACATCTCCAGCCCAACTCGCGGCCGTCAAACGTTACCAGGCGCGAAACAGCGCAAAGGTAAAAAAGTATCAGTGCGCATACAGCCGTAAGCTCCGACGAGACCACACTCCGCATTCGATGGATAGCATCGCAATACTCTCCTTTTCCGAAATCGCCGAATTGATGGGATGCACGCGTCAGGCGGCCGAGTCCACCGAGAAACGGGCATGGTTCAAAATCCGTCGCGCCCTAAGAGCGATGGGCATCCACGCATGATCTTAAATTTCCTCCGAGCAGAAGGGGCAACCCTAATCGGTAGTCAGCACAGACCGAGGCTAGGTCAAAGAAGTCTCGCGCGCGCGTCTTGCCAACGTGCCGGCGGATTTGCTGATGAAGTCACGTCGGGAAGCGATGCTGCACGGAGGATTCCATTCCAATAATGACCGCCGCCTTCCAACCCGAGTTGGTCTTCTCCCGCGTCGAATGCGAGGACCCGCGCATCGACACGCTGATCGGCTTCCTGGACGGCTGCACGGACTGGACCACGGCCGGCGAGATCGCGGAGCGGTTGAAATACCTGATCGGCATGGCGCAATTCTCCGACCGCCTGATCCGCGACCTGGCGTCGGCCAGCGGCGGCATCATCGCGGGCGGCGCGCGCGGCTACCGACTGACCCGCGCCATCCCCAAAGACGAAGCCCATCACAACTACAATCGGTTGATCGCCATGTCCGACGACACCAAACGCCGCGCCGAAGAATTCCGCGCCGAGTGGCTCCGCACGCATCCCGGCGAACGCTGGGCGGAAGCCGCATAAACACCAAAACCTATGATCCTTATCTCCATCCAATTCAGATGCGACGCGCCGGAGTGTCGCACAATTAAGGACCTATCCGTAAGCATCGAGACAGCCTCGCGCGAAATCAACATAACCTTGAAGGAAGGCTGGGTGAGACAAGGGCGAAAATGCTATTGCCCATACCACTCCGGGAATGTCATGGGCAACCCGAACCCCAAGCAAATCGAATGATAATGAGCGAAACCGCCCAAGTCTGGTCCGACGTCTTCGAGCCGCGCCCGCGGTTCAAGGGCTGTCCGCCCATTTGTCTGAAGACTAACCTTCCGTCATTCCAAACGGAAGCCGCGGCGCGCAAATGGGTTGGTGAAGGCTACGAGATTGTAAAAATTGGCGGGTGCGGATTCTGCAAACATTTTCACGTAATCAGCCGGCCTGCCGACTTGAGCCAACTGCCCGCAAACTTTTGTCCCTTCCGTCGCTCCAGTCCCTTCTATGGCACACCGGATAAACCGCTAACAATAAACTGGAGCGTCATCGCTCGAAAACTCGCCGAGCGCGAAGTTGAATACGTCTCTCCACTGCACTGGTCTCATCACGTATGACCCGCCGCGACAAATGCCACATCGCCGGAACTCAGGCTCAGCGCCTGGACGAAAAGCAGTCCGCAATCGCCTGGCATTTGCTCGCTGGCGAGTTGGTGGAATTGGGCGACGCAGACATTCCGAAATTCCGGCAGCTCATGATGGCCATCCGGTCGTCAACCATTCTCGCGCGCCGGCCCGACGCTGCGCATCGTCTGTTCACCTGGCGCGCCAGGCATTCCTGATGCAATTCATCCAACCCATACTTTGGGACGATGCCCTGGACAAGATCGGCGACAAGTCGCTGATCGGTTCGGCGCTGGATTCCGAGCAGTGGTCGCAATTGCCGCTGGCGTTGCGTGAGCGCGCGTTCTTTTCCGCCACGGTTGAGAACGTCCGCTTCCTTCAACGCGCGCGCGATTCGATCACGGATTATCTGTCGAGCCAGGTCGAGACGTTGCCGAACGGCGACAAGGCGCTGGCGACCGGCAGCCGGCAACAGTTCATCAAGCAAATGCAGGATTTTGCCATCGCGGAAGGAATGGGTCCGCTCGATGCATCGGAAGCCGGCACGCTCAAAGACATCACGAGTGAAGGGCGCCTCGGCCTGATCTTCGACATCAACACGCAGGCGGCCGAGGATTACGCGGATTGGAAGCAAGGGCAGGACCCGGACGTTCTGGCCGAATTCCCCGCGCAACGATTCATCCGCGTGCGCGACGTGAAACAGCCGCGCATCGTCCATCAGCAGAACGAGGACGTGATCCGGCTCAAGACGGACCTTGGTTTCTGGATGGCGATGAACTATCCGGTGTTTGGCGGGTTCGGCGTGCCGTGGGGTCCGTGGGGATTTGGCAGCGGCATGGGAGTCCAGGACGAGGATCGCGACACGGCCGAACAAGCCGGCCTGATCGATCCCGGCCAGAGGGTCACGCCCATCGACAAGGATTTCAACGAGCGCCTGCAGGCGAGCACGAAGGGACTCGATCCGGATATGAAAGCCCGGCTTAAGTCCGCGTTCGGAAAACAGGTGGATTTTGATAACGAGGAAGACACGGTAAATTGGGTGCAGCAGCCGATCCCGACCTCTCCTACGATTCCCGCAGCTCCGACCCCTTCGGTCCCTGCCGTTGTCCCTTCCGTCGCTGGCCCCGCTTTGCCCGCGCCCACGCTCGACGACGTCCTGCAGCAAGTCGGCCTGGATGCCGCGCAGCCCGCCACGCGCGACAACATGCTCGCGCTCCGCGATGCGTTGAAGGAAACCACGCCAACGCCCGAGACGCGCGTCATCAAGAGCATCAAAGGCGCGCAGCCGGCCGGCGCGTTGACCGACGCGAACATCCGCGCGAAGGTGCAGGAGTTCCTCGACTTCATTCCGCCCGCGAAGATCGCGCGCATGCCGGTCCTGGACATCAACGTCGTGAACGATCCGAACAACATCGGCACGTATGGCATGGGCGGGAAGTTGAGCTTCAGTCACAATTACCTAGCGCATAACAGCGATGAACTTCGCCGAAACTCGTTCCACGAATTGACGCACTGGCTGCATCGCCAGGGCGACAAGGCGTGGCAGCAGGAGATCAAAAAGCATTTCGACGCGCGCACGGCCGGCGAGAAGGTCAAGCAATTGCCCAACTACGCAAGCTCGGTCGGCAAGAAAGACAAATGGTATGACGCGTATGCCGGCAAGGTGTATTCGTTCGAAGGCACGGACCCTGAAGGTCTCGAAGTGCCGACGCGTTACATGGAATGGCTCACCTTGACTCCGGAGAAAATGGCTGAGAAGTGGAACGACCCGGATTTTCGTGAGACTATGAAGATCGTTTTGAAAGGGCTGTTTTAATGGTTACCACAACTTGCAAATTGACGCTGGGCGAAAAGTCGGTCACGGGCCGCGTCTCGGTTTCGACGCCTTACCAGGATGGCCATGTGATCTATTCCGGCCAGGTGGAACTGATCCCGCGGGATCGCCGCTTCACGACCGCAGCGCCGCCGCTTCTGCGCATCCTGTTCAAAAACCTCGCGCGCGAATTGCATGCGAACGTGGCGATCAATGACGAAGGCAACTACGACGTTGAGGAATGAGCCTGAACCTGCAATGGACACCATGTAAGCAACGGCTGCCGGATGTCGGCCGTCGAGTTTTGATTTATCATCGGCTTCGGCCCTGGTGCCGATTCTTCGAATTCACAGTCGGCTGGTGGAACGGCAAAGAGTGGCGTCGGAGCTATTGCGATCATCCTGACTTCAGTCGCGACCACGGAATTATTTACCAGCCGTTGCTTTGGAAAGACGTTGAACTCCCTGACCAATCGAATATCAGGCTGTGAAGCACAAGGACGACTCGAACCAACTGACCCTCACGTTCGCGCCGACGATCACGCCGCGCGGCGACGGCTCGTTCATTGTCACGCCTGGCAAGCCGCTGGTTAATGGCACGCTGACCGTCCAGCAATTGGCCGCGCAGTTCCACGTCAACGAAGATTCGGTATATCGCTGGATTCGCGAAGAGGTCATTCCCGCCGAACACGTCTCCGCTGCCGGCATGCGGCGGCTCCGCATCGCCGCCGCGGCCGTCCCGGTGCTTCAAGAAAAGTTCCTCAAGCTACACGACTGATTTCGGATTTCGGGCTTCCTTCGGATTTCTGATTTCTGGCTTCGGATTTTGCGCGCCCAAAGATTTCCTCCGCGCGAGCCGTGATAGTCCGCGCAGCCGTTAGACGGGTAATGGGGTGAGCACCTACCGTCGCTGCATGATGAGTCGGTCGCCATTCACAAGCGATTTTGGTCGCGTTGGATTTTCCATTGAGTGTTTCCTCCGGCTCATCACTTGCGGCTGCACTCGAACAAAACCAGCGCGGCCGTTCTTACGTCCATAACCCTCAACCGAAAGCAATACAATGAAGAAATACCGTTCCCTTGTCCTTGCCGCGACGATGACCGTTCTGCTCGGCGCGGCCGCCTGGCTCACCGGCTCCGGCTGCGCGACTTCCTACAAAACCGAGAAAGCCGCGGACATCACTGTCTCGGCCGCAATGACTGCGTGGGGCAACTACGTCGCCCAATACCATCCGCCCGTCTCGCAGGAACTCCAGGTCAAAGCCGCGTTCGAGAAATATCAGGCCGCGGAAATCCTGGCGGTGGATGCCACGCATTCGTTGTTCGATCTAACGTCAACGAACTCGGCAACGGCCGGCTCGACCAACGCAGTATCATCCGCGACCGCGCAAGCCAAGGTGACTCAAGCAGTGGCCGCGGAGGCGCAAGCGCTCGCTGACCTGATCGCATTGATCCAGGGCTTCGGCATCAAGATCACAACCGGAACGGCAGCGACACCCTTTGCGCCTGTCCCAACTCCGTCCCCGAACTGACCACAACCAAAACTCCAAAACCGCAACATTCCAACAATCCATTTCCTTATGTCACCACAACTTCTGCAATTGCTCGTTTTCGGGATTCAGGAAGCCATCAAGGCTGAGCCGGCACTCGTCGCCGATTTCGAAACTCTGTTCAACGGCGATCCTCCGACCGACGCTGACTTCGACACACTCCGCACGAAAGTCGCTGGCGAGTCTTACTCCCAGTTCGTGCCACAAAGCGCAATCCCGGCGTTGAACGCGGCTGCGACCGCAGCTCATACCACGCCTGCGCCCACGACCGAAGCTTCCGGTTCCTAAGTGAACGATCTGCGCTCAACTCAAATGTCCGGCGATGCGACACCCAGCGCCGGCTCTGCCGCGGGCGGCGGTGTTTCTGATCCGCCGCCGCCCGCACTTGTCGCGCAGAAGCTTCCCAGCGAAGGCGGATTCGATATTGCCATGGCGCGCGCTTCCGCCGCCTGGTCGAAGCGTGCCTACGAGGAAGCGGACATATCGGACGCCGAGACGGACACGCACGCTATTGTGCGCGACTGCGGAAGCTATGTGGTGATTGCTGTTCGGGGCACCGCGTCGCTGCATAACTTCCTCGAAGACGCGGACGTTTGGAAAGTTCCATTCGTAAGCGGCAAAGTCCACCATGGTTTCGAGAAGTGTTGGAACGCCATTGAAGTCCAGGTCATACAGCTTGCGCTTACGATGACAGGCGGGGGAAAACCGCTCTATATAACCGGTCATTCCCTTGGGGGCGCAATTGCAGCGCTCATCGCAGATCGCTGGACACTTCTTAGCTGGCCGATCACCTCGGTTTATACTTTTGGACAGCCGCGGGTCGGAGACAAGCAATGGGCGCATACCTATGACCTCGAAAAAGGCTCGCGCACTTTTCGTGTGGTCAACGAAGAAGACATCGTCCCGCGTGTGCCTGGTGTCCTCGCAGGGTTCCGCCATTGCGGACAGGAAATCTTCTTTGCCGAACTGTTGCCTGGCATTCGCAGCGCCGGCTCGTGGTTGAATCCGCCGTGGTGGAGAAAGCTCGTGTCCGATGCTTATGGACTCTGGCTGGCATGGAGATTCAAACGCGACGTCCTGATCACCAAGCATCACATCGACCGATACATCGAAAGGCTAAGCGCGTGAAACCTTGCACACTTCATCGCGGGGCCATCGAGCCACAGAGAGAGGAAGACAGAACGGGTCGCGGGTTCCAACAACCGTGTGAAGCCGTGCGCACCCCAACGTTCCACTTGCCGGGCAGTATCTTCTCAGCGAAGGCCGGTCCTCTGTGGCTCACTGGCCTCGCGATCCTGGTGTTGCTGGTTTTGCTGATGTGCGGTTGCGTCACGGACAACACGCAATATCACTTCGGCCCGGTCCCGCCGCCGTCCAGGGGAACGAACCTTGTTCTTATTCCGACGCCTCCTGTCCTGCGCGCATCATTTCAAATCTCCCGGCGCGCGCCCGCCTCGGGCGCTGCAATGCCCTCACTCCGGGACGCGCACACAAATCCCGATCCTCCGATGCCGCTAGTGTCTGGAAAACGCAGCGTCGTGGCCGACGTGAGGGTTCCGCCCACAAATGGGTTGCCACGTGTCGAAGTGAAATATTTCGGGCTGCACACTAACACTTTGATTCTGGAAGCCAGCCCGGATTTTCGCGAGTGGGTCCACGTCACCACGTTCCCGCCAGGCTACGGAACAATCGATTGGCCGGCCGGCCGCGCCACAAACCCCACGCAATTCTATCGACTGGAGAAAATCCAATGATGGGCGACACAATCACCATCCAGCGCAAGTTCGTCAGCCAGGGCTTCATTGAGAATGAACGCACCGGCAAACTGATTCCCATCTGCGCCGAGATTGCGTCCACGGCACCGAACATCGAGACAATCCGCAAACACGCCGCGCGGCTGTTCGCGCCGCTCGCAAAGGAAGAACCCGTCCTGCTCATCACACGCGACATCACCGCATGAAGATCGATCCACACATGATTGCCCAACTCACGCCGGACATGACGAAGGACATCGCGGCGTTCCTCGTCTGCCTGGGCGCATTGCTGTGGCTCTACAACGAAGGACGCAAAGCGTTCAAGCGCCAGCCTCCGAACGAGGAACTGGGAGTGCAACATTCGGCGCTTAGCGACCGCACTTCGCGCAACGAAAATTCGATTCGTGAACTCTACAGGCGAAGTGAAGCCAACGGGCAGGCGCTCGCCCGTCTGGAAACCGAGACCCGGCTACAAAACGCGCAACTCTGCAATATGGACGCCAAGCTTGATCGATTGATCGAAAGGAAGAACCGCCAGCAATGATCGCCAATCCACAACAGCGCGAACTTCTGCGCATCGCGGTCCTGCGCGTCCTCGATACGAACCCGAGCGGCAAGATGTTCGGCCGCGCGTCGATTGCGTTGCTCTGCAACCAATATGGCTTCGCTCCGTCGCTCGCCGAAATCAGCGCCGAACTGCATTACCTCGAAAGCGCCGGCCTGATCAAAGTTCGCGACAAAACCATCAGCCCTGAAGTGCAGACCTGGCAGATCACCAAGGCCGGCATGGACTTCGTCGCGCAACAGACCGCCGAGTCATGAATGAACCCCGAACGCAAAACCCGACCCGACGCGATTCTCGACCACTTGCCGGAGGAACGGCAGGCGGAAATCTTCGCCATGCTGGACAAGAAATCCTACGCGGCCGTCCGCAAGCATCTGGCCGCCGATGGGATCGCTGTGTCGGAGAATTTACTTTCGCGCTGGCGCTCACGTTACTTTTTACGTGCGGCATCGCGGCAGAACGAAGCGGATACGGAAACGGTCCTGGAGGAAATCAAGCGCGAGGTTCCGAACCTGAGCGACGAGCAGCTCTTCAGCTTCGGCCAGAGAATCTTCGGGATGCTGGCGATCAAACAGCAGAACGCCGAGGACTGGGTCAAAGTCCAGGCAGTCCAGATCAAACGCGATGCCGAGGACCGCGAACGCAAGCAATTCCAGCGCGAGACGGCCGAACTGTTCATCAAGTGGTATGCGGACAAGGAAGCCGCGAAGGTCGCGTCGTCATCGATGCCGAACGCAGAGAAGCTGGAGAAACTGGGCCAGATAATGTTCGGGGAGGATTGGTGAAGCGCCGTCCTTACCAATCCGAAGCGATCCGCGCCATGAAATTGCGCCGCGTCTTCGCGATGCTATTCGAGCGCCAGGCCGGCAAGTCCACCACGCTGGCGGACATTGCGCTGCTCAAGATGATGAAGATTCCCAACTACACGGTCATCTATGCCAGCGCATCGCTTTTGCTCGGCACGGAAATCGTTTTGAAGGCGACCGAGGCATCGAGCAATGCCGCGCGTGATTTGATCGAAAAGGAAGCGGGCGTCCTGCAGGGCGCGGCCGAACGATTTCAGTCTGACGCCAGGGAGGCGGGGATGCAATTCGCCACGGCCGATGCCGGCAAGGACAAGCTTGTCCAGTCATTGAGCGCGGATGACTTCGCCGATCTGTTTGAAAAACAGCGGCTCGAATTCCGCGTCTATCACGACCGCACGCGCTATTCGCGAACGAAGGTCATCGCACCGAACGTCGCGACCGCGCGCGGCTGGTCCGGGACTGTGCTGCTTGACGAGATCGCGTTCATTCGCGGGTTCATGGACTTGTGGATCGCCATCGAGCCGATCATCGACACGCAGCAGGAATTCAAAGTCGTTTTGTCCACCACGCCGCCGCAGGACGATACGCACGCTTCGTTCGAGCTGCTCGCCGCTCCGGCCGGCATGCAGTTCACTCCCAACCCACGCGGCAATTGGTATGAGAGCGAATCGGGAATTCCCGTGCTGCGCGCCGACGCTTTCGACACGCACCTGGCTGGCAAGAAAATATTCGACGTCCGGACCGGCGAAGAAATCACGCCGACGCAATCGTTCCAGCGCGCGATCAGCAAGGAAGGCTGGCGCATCAATCACGGTTTGCAATGGATCGTCGGAGGGACGGCCGCTTGCAATTTGCTGCTGCTCAAAACCGCGCAGGAACGCGGGGTGAACAAATGTTCACTGTTCCTGATCGATGAGGACGGCGACTTCGATTCGGCGATTGCCTGGCTCGCGCTCAATCTCGATCCCGACGCGACGACCGCAATCGGTTTCGACGTTGCAACCACGACCGAAGACACGAGCAACCCTTCGGTTTGCGCAATCGTCCAGGGCAGCGCCATCGACGTCGTGATCAAGGCGTTCGTGGTTTGGAAGACGCGCGATCCGGAAGTCGCGCGCGAACGCTTGTCGCAAATCGTCACCGTGATCAATCGCCGGCCGGGCGGTCGCGTTAAGTCGATGTGCATCGATGCGACGAACGAAAAGTATTTCGCGGAAGACTTGCGGCGATTGCTCCGCGCGGAAGTCGCCGTCCGGTTGATCGTCGCCAGCGAAGGCATCACGCCCGAACAACGGCCGTCCCTGGAGAAGCCGACCAACTGGAAGGAATTCCTTGGCGACCAATACGTCGGCGTGCTTGAGGACAATTGCCTGACGCTCCCGCCGCAGGTCTATGTCCGCACCGATCACCGGCTGGTCAAGAAGGACCGCGGCAAATTCGTTTGCAAGCCATCGCCGGACGGGATGCACGGCGACACCTTCGATGCCGGCAAGCTCGCCGTCGAAGCGCTCATCGGCAAGACCGACGCAATCGAATCGCTCGACCCGGCGACTTACCGGCTCGGCGTCCAGACGCAACGGTTCAGCATGTTCGTTCCGCACCGGCTCGTATGACATTTTCACCACAGAGCCACAGAGGCACAGAGAAAAGACTGCGGAGTGTCGGTCTTGGGCCCCGACGTCGATGTTCCTTTCCATCTCTGTGTCTCTGTGCCTCTGTGGTTCAGGACTTCGCTCTAGGATGCCCAAGGCCGTTTGGGGTCGTGTCTATCCCGCGCTCGGCGGTCCCTTCGCCTGTAGCCCGCACGCGGCAACGCGCTGCGGCCATTAAAATCTCTCCCGCGGAAGTGGGAAACGGTCAAAAAGGGTCCTCGTCTGGCATTTTGCAATCCGTCTTCGCTCCAAGGCTACGACGCGACATGGGAGGTGCCCTTGCGTAGCACCGTCATCCCATCCTGGCGCGCCCCGCGGATCGGCGCGGAGCATTGGCAGCCCGGCCGCGTCCAGGCCGCGGCTCCCCAAAACACTTTGTCACCCACTTTGTCACCCACTTTGTCGTCCCGATCCGGAAACGGGAATCGACAAAGTGCAGGACAAAGTGTGGGACAAAGTGGGCCTGCTCAAGAACAGGCCGTTCGGACCATCATCCTCCCTTCGGCTCGCGACCGGTGGATGGCGTCCTACGTCCACTATTACACGCCGCGAATCCTGGAAAACATCTTCCGCGGCATGATGGCCGGCAACCTGGTCGCGTCGTGGCTGGCAATGGACCTGATGGAACAGACCTGGCCGCGTCTCTCGACCAACCTCAACAAGCTCAAAGACGGCGTGGTCGGTCTCGATTGGAACCTGCAACCCTTCGCCCCGCGCGGACAAACGCCGAGTCCTGAAGCCGAGCGCCGCTGCCGAATACTTGATGCGTTCATCTGGACAATGAAGCCGGACGTCAAGAAGAACGAAAATAATTTCGACAACACGCTCCGGGATGTGATGGACGCAGTCGGCAAGGGAATCAGCGTGCTCGAAATCAATTGGGAGTTGCGCACGCTGCAACTCGATCTCAGCCCGAAATCGAAATCGGGCAGCAACCCGAAACAGAATACCGCGACCGATTCGCGCACGATCACCCCGATCCAGCTTTGGACGCCGCGTTCGACGCGCTGGGTGCATCCGCGTTACTACGGCTATCCCGGTTACGGCTATGGCGCGACGCAGATGCAGCAAGACGAGTTGATGCTCTTCGCGCAAGAGGTCGCGTTCTCGAATGCCGACTACTCCGAACAGTCCGGAATGTGGACCGAGTTCCCGCTGAACAAATTCATCATCTCGATTTTCAAACAGAAGTCCGGGCATCCGCTCAGCGGCGCGATGCTTCGAATCCTGGCGTTCTATTGGGCCGCGCAAAACTTCGCCTGGGAATGGTTCATCAATTTCGCGCAAATCTTCGGCTCGCCATTGCGCTGGGCTACTTACGATCCGGCGCGACAGGGTTTGCTCGATTTGATCGACGACATGATGCGTCGAATGGGCAGCGCCGGCTACGGCGTGTTCCCGGACGGAACGAAAATCAATTTCGAGAAGGGCGAAGGCAACGCTCGTGAGAACCCGCAAAAAGTGTTGCTCGATTCCTGCGACGAGATCGTTGACATCATCATCCTGGGCCAGACGCTCACGACCTCGCAGGGCCAGCGCGGCAGCCAGGCGCTCGGCAAGATCCACAAGGAAGGCGAGAACGAACGCGTCCAGTCGGTTGGCCAGCGCACGGCCGACGTCCTCAACGATCAACTCCTGCCGGCTTGCTGCCGGATGAACTTCGGCAACGACGACGAATGTCCCATTGCCGTGCCGTCCACCAAGGAAACGAAAGACCAGGTCGCCGTCGCGCAGAAATATCAAATCGTGGTTGGCATGGGTTTGCCAGTTCCCGAGCAGCATCTTTACGAGCAGCTCGACATTCCCGTGCCTTCCCCTGGCGAACCCGTCTTTATCGGGCCGGCCGCGGCGCTCACGCCCGATGACAAACCGCCGAGCGAACCCAAGCCCACGGTTCCGAATCCCGAGAGCGACAGCGCGTCCGGCCGGTTCACGTCCACTGCCGCCGCGGCCGCGGCAATGGACAAGCTCACAAACAACGTGATGGAAAACCTGACCGGCGTTCAGGCGCGCTGGCTCTCCGGCGTGAAGCCATACTTCCGCGAACTAATCGCCGCTGCAAAAAACGGCGATCTCTCCGACCGCCAGTTCATCGCGACGCTCGAACGCGCGCAGAAACATTTTCCCGAACTGTTCAACAAACTGGATCGGACGCATCTCGCTCAGGCTTTAGAGAAAGCAATGGGCGCCGCGGCCATCAATGGAGCGGTCGGCGCATACATGAGACGCGGAGGCGCGAGATGATCTCCGTCCAGATCAACGACGAAGGCTTTGAGCGCGACATGGGCTTGATCATCGATCGCGCGCGTTTCCTGCGCCCGGTGATGGCCGCTGTCGGTCGCGAAGGACAGAACCGCCTCAAGCAACATTTCCGCGCGAAGGATCGATCGGACGCGAACAAGCTTGCGCCGGACCGCCGCTCGCATCTTTGGTTAAGGATCGCAAACTCAGTCAATTCTCCGGAGCAACCGAGCGACGACAGAATCACGATCAACATCGCCGACCCGACCATTGCGCAAAAGGTTTTCGGCGGTCCGATCACGGCGAAGCGCGTCCAGAACCTTGCGATCCCCGAGAGCGACGAAGCTTACAATCGCGCGCCGTCCGTGTTCGAACACGAGACCGGCCTCAAGCTGATCTTCGTCAAAGCGAACGATCACGCGTTCCTCGCCGCGCGCATCGATCCCAATTCGCAATTCCTCCAGGTCGAATACCTGCTCACGCCTTCGGTCGATCAGGAAGCCGACCCGACCGCGTTGCCCGATCCCGACGAATTCAGCCGCCAGCTTTTGGATCGCGGCCAGCGCGTCGTCAACCGATTGCTGCAAAAGGAGTCACCCGAATGAACGAACCGAAATCCATCACGTGCAGCGCGCTCGCGAACAATCTGACGCTCACCGCGGACGGCGAACCGCCCAACGAGATCCAATGGATGGCTCCCGGCGAGCATATGATCCGGCCGCTGATCAACGGCACGCCGGCCGAGAAACCGTATAAGCAGCGCGTCACTGCCGAGATGGCCTCGCGCGTCAACTCCGACCTGCAACGCATGTGGGCGGCCGCTCGCGCCGGCAATGGCGACGAACCGTATCTCGATTTCAACCACAAGGACGAGGAACGTTCGGCCGAACCGCTCGAAGCCTGGTGGGGCGGCGAAGACGAGAAGACGGGCGGAATCCGCATGCGCGTGAAATGGACTGCGTCGGCGAGCCAGGCAATCAAGGAACGGCGCGTCCGAAAAGTTTCTCCGCAATGGGAGATGGACCCGGACACGTTCGAGTTTTCGCACGTCACGGAAAATTTAGGCGGATTGGTGATCCGATCCGCGTTCACAAAAAACGCGCCGGTCATGGCCAGCGCGGCAACCACAACCAACAAAAAACCAATGAGCCTAGAAGAACTCAATGCAGCGGTCGCCGCGGCCCTCAAGCCAGTGACCGACCGTCTCGACAAACTGGAAAAGCCCGCGACTGCGCAAGCGGCCGCCACAACCGCAATCACAACCGCCGATCCCAACGCCGCGATCACGGCCGCCGTTCAAGCCGCGATGAAGCCGTTCACCGAGCGCATGGAGAAAATGGACGAGCGCACGACCACCGCCGCCGCCATGGCGAAAATCCAGCCGCACATCGACCGCGGAGCGATCCCGCCTGCCGACGAAAAGACCGTCAAGATGTGGACGAACATGGTCATCGCCGACGAAGCGACCGCCTGCGCGCAGATGGCCAAGCTTCCCGGCCTGCGCCGCGGAACGCTCACCACGGCCACTGCCGGCAATTCCGCCGCGCTGGCTACGTCCGGCATGGAACCCGATCAGCAGTTCATCGCGAAAGCTCGCGAATACGGCAAGACGCGCAACTGCAAGACCGACAAGGAATCGATCACCGCTTTCGCCGCGACTTCCGAAGGCCGCGATCTCTATGCGCAAACCTGCGGATTCGAGAATGCCGCATCGTGGCAGAGCAAGGTCAAAACCGCCGCGGCCGCCGCACAACGCAACTAACCTCCCCAACCGCAACTCAACCACTGACAAATGAAAATCCCATACACAGACAGAGGTTACGCCAGCTTTGCCGCCGCGGTTCCCGCCAACCTGGTTGGCAAGGAAGGCTACCTCGTCGAACTCATTCCCGGCACGCGCACCATCCAGCTCTACAGCGCGACCGCAACCATCCAACCGATCGGCACGCTTTACGAGCGGCTCGAAGGCGATACCGCATGGAACGTCCGCTTGCTCGGCAAGCAGGGCACGTCTCGCATGATTGCGAGCGGCGCGATCACGACCGGCCACGCCGTCAAGCCCGTCAACGGCGGAACAGTTGTCCAGGCGAACACGGGCGACACCGCTATCGGCGTTTTCGTCGGCGAGAAGAACGCCGTCGCGAACGATTTCATCGAGGTCCTGGATTCCCAATTCGTGGCCTTTTAACCGCATCCCACTTCGACCCAACTAACAAATGAAATCCAGCAAACATTTCCGCCTGCGCAACGGCGTGCTCGTTCCGACCGCCACGGCGCAAGCGCTCGATACCAACGCGACGCTCAATCCCATCCTGACGACCGTCGCCAACCTGTTCATGGCTGACGATTCAGGATTCGTCGCCGAGGACATCCTGCCCGCGTTTCCATCCGCGCTCCAGGCGGCGCAGTTCTACCGCTTCAAAGCGTCCGAACTCGCCGAGCGCCCGAACATCGTCGCCCGCGCGCCTGGCACCGCCTATCCGCGCATGAAGCTGTCGATCGATAACGACAACTACTTCTGCCAGGACTACGGGCTTGAAGGACCGGTCGCCGACGAAGAGCGCGCCAAATACGCGAACTACTTCGATCTCGACCAGACCATGGTCCGTCGCCTGGTCGATACCATGAAGATCAATCGCGAGATTCGCGTTTACAACCTGGTCACCGGCGCGCTGGTCACGGCTGCCGGCGTTGCGATCAAATGGAACGACGCCAATTCGCAGCCCAAGACCGACACGGACGCGGCGCGCGAAGCCGTCCGCGCGCAAATCGGCATGATGCCGAACACGCTGGTCCTGACCCAGCCGTGCGTCAACGCGCTCTCGGTTCATCCGAAGGTGGTTGACTTCTTCAAATACACCGTGACCGGCGTGGTGGACGTGGAAGCGCTCAAGAAATACTTCCAGATTCCGAACGTTCACATCGCGCGATCGATCAACGCGACCAACAACGAAGGCCAGGTCTTCTCGCCGGCCGACATCTGGGGCAACAACGCGTTCCTCTGTTACACCGCGCCAAACCGGACCGACCTCATGGAACCCAGCTTTGGCCGCACGTTCTATTGGACGGCGTTCACGAGCGAAGTCACCAACGCCACGGGCGGGACCGGCCCGGCCATGCAAGTCAACGGCGGCGGCGGCGAGCCCGATCTGGTTCGCGTGATGTCCTACCGCGACGAGACCGTTAAGTCGGACATCCACCGAACCGAGCACTACGTCACGGAAAAGCTGGTCGTGCCGCTCGCCGGCTATCTGTTGCAGAACCCGCTCGGCTGAACCAACCGCAACGAACCACAAATCGAAACTACTATGAACTTCCTTTTGGCAAATTCGTTCGCGCTCTTCGTGGCGCTGATCTTCATCACCGTCGTCCTTGCGCTCTTTAGCGTTTGGGCAATGGCATTCCTCCGCGCGCGCAAGCGCAAACAAACCCTGGCGTCGTTCTTCCATCCGCCTGCGGCGCGCGCCCGTCTCGGGCGACACAGCGATCGCCATTGCACACGCAGGCACCGTCGCGGCCGTATTTTGGCTTTCGCCTTCGGTGCGTTAGCGGCTTTGGACCTTGGACTTTGGACCTTGGACTGCGCAGCGCAGCCATACCAAACCGGCCAGCCGAACTTCGCGGCAGTCGTCTCCAACTACACCGGCATTGTCCTGGCGGCCGGCGCTGGCACGAACTTCAACACCGCGTCGAACCAGATCGTTCAGCACTTCACGATCAACCAGAAATTCGGCGACACCTGGTATTGGTCCGGTTGCGGTTCGACAGCGACCACAACCAACACTTATACGATCTACTTCGCCACGGCCGCATGGAACACGGGCCTGCAATACACGAACAGCGCCGGCGCGAATACCAATTTCACGACCGGCAACACCGCCGCGCTGGCATCGGGCGCGTCGCAAAACTTCCCGCTGTCGTGGTCGATCAGCCTCAACGGCACGAACTACATCACAGTCAAAACCAACTTCCCCTGGACGCTGCTCGAAGGCGACCGGGAAATCTATCCCGTTCTGGCGACCAACGCCTGTTCGGGTAACGTCACCAACTTCTATCTGGTCGAAACTCACTCCAACCAGTGACCAACACTCCACCGCTCCAAAACTCCAGCACTCCATTCCGAGTTATGAAAATCAAAATCGCAAAGGATGTGATCTTCAACGGGAAGATCCTCAAGAAGGACGAAGTCCACGAAGTCCAGGACCATCACGGCAAGCTGCTGATCAACGGCACGCACGCCTTTGAACATCGCGAGTCCGCGCCTTCGAAGCCCACCGGCAAGAAGGAAGAACCAAAAGAACCAACTTCCGGAGCGTAGTAGGTCGCTTCGGGTCACAGCCTGGCGCGGCACACCGATGGCCGCGCCGGGCAAGCCCAACACTCCAATACTCCAACACCCCATTCCCGCGATGACCGGCAAAGTTAAATGGTTCGACGATAAGAAAGGTTACGGGTTCATCACGCCCGACACTGGCGACAAGGACGTGTTCGTCCATTACTCCGAGCTTCCCGGCCGCGGCCGCCGATCGCTTCAGCAGGGCGAACGCGTCAGCTTCGACGTCACGCACGGCGAACGCGGCCTTTGCGCCCAACGCGTCGCGCGCGTCGGCGCGGACAAGCCCGGCGTTAATACCCGTTGCCCGTCTCGGAATTCTGCACTCCGCACTCCGAACTCCGCACTGGAATGACCTTCACCGACGACGATCTAAACATCAGCGATCAGGACATTGCGGACATTACGTCGCGCCTGGCCAATTTGCAGAACGCTGATCCCATCGCCGTCGCGATCCGCGCGGCCGTCGCGAAGGTGAACGATTACACGCTGCGCTACCAAATCAGCGAAGTGATCCAATTGGAACCGCTCACGCCGGCATCGGTCCAGGGCCAAACCTATTTCGCTCAACGCCAGGACCTCTCGTCCGTTTCCGTCCAATCAGGTTCCGGCCAGGTCTTCAACACTCCAGCGGATTACACGCTGAATGCCGCTGCCGGTTCAATCACCGTGGTTGTCAATGGCGCAATCGCGAATCCGACCGCGCTGTTCATCAACTACACGTCCGATTCGCGCTTCAAGCGTCTCGTTCGCCCGATCGTGCTTTGGGACCTTTACGGCCAGATGGGGCCGCGGGCCAGCAACATCGTTGACCAATACAAGGATGCCATCGCCGAACTAACCGCGATCCGCGACGGCAAGTTCCCGGACCTGATCGAGAAGACGATCCCCGATCCTCAGCTCTCGCCCGCGAAGGGCGCATACGGCGGCACGCGTCACGTCCGCTTCACCCGCGGTCCTCGCTTCGGCGACGACGACGACGATTGATATGGCAAACCTCTACGGATTCCACAACACGGCGGCGTGCCTGCAGGCGCTTCAGGCGCTCTTGCTTACTGTCCAGGTCAACAACGCGCCCGCGTTCGGCAAGGTCGATTTCTTCGACATGATGGACCCCGTCAAGGCGCTGCAGGAAGTGTTCAAAATGGCCCGGCGCGTTTGCGTCATCGTCCACAATCGCGAACGATTCGAAAACACCCGCGCCGGACGCGAACTCCGAACGCGAAAGATCGATCACATCACGCTGATCATCGGCGACGTCAACGTCGGCAATCGCACTTACGCCCTGCTCGGCACGCCCACGGTCACCCAAACAGTGGGCGCAATGCCGTTGAAGGACGCCATTCTCAATGCCGTGTGTGGGGTGCTTCCCGGTCAGCCAGGCGTTTTCATCCAACCCACCAACGGCGAGCAGTTCCTGATGCAGCAAAAAGTCCGCGATGAACTACAAGGCCGCGTGTTCTACAACCTCGACCTCGAACTAAGCGGCGGCAACCAAATCGTCGATCTCGGTCAGCAGCCCATTATTTGATATGCACTTTGTCTCCCACTTTGTCCTGCACTTTGTCGGTCTTGCGTTCAACCCTAACCAACAATCACCATGGTAAACTTAGGCTCTCCCAACACAAAGAAACTAACAACAGGCCGGCTGTTCATCCAACTCACCAGCCCGAGCGTCGATACCTTCTATCGCGACATGGGCAATTGCACGGAACATAAGATCGACCCCAAGGTCACGCGCAAAGAACACAAGAAAGCGGCGGGCGGTTTCCTGCGCACGGACATCTCGCTCGTGTCCGAGATCAGCCCGATGTATCAGTTCATTTTCGACGAACACACTCCCGACTTGATAAGCCTGGCATTGCTCGGCACCCAAGGCGCGGACAGCGTCCAGGCCGGCGCGGTGATCGTCGCCGAGCAACTCACGAACAATTCACAGCAAGGCCGAACCTATTTCACGACGCAGCCAGGCTGTAGCGCGGTGACGGTGAAGGTTGGCGGCATCGCCATGGTTCTCAACGTCGATTACGCCATCGATCTCGGCAGCGGCGCGGTGACCATCCTGAACGGCGGCGGCATCGCCAACGCCTCGACCGTCACGATCAATTACACGTCGGCCGCGCTGACCTATCATAATTTCACCGCGTTTCAAACCTTGCTACTGCAGGGCTCGGTCAAATACGTCGAGACCGATCAGTTCAACATCGCGCCGCGACAGACCACGACCTTCAACGGCCAGCTCTACGTGACGCAGTGGGGCGACAACAAAGCGGACTACAACAACATCACCGTGGACGCTGTCCCGCTCACCAACCCAGTCGTCCAAACCCGGCAAGACTAACTTTCGTCGCTTTTGTCCCTTACGTCGCTATGAACTTAGGGAATCCAGAGAACTACAAGCTGACAACCGGCCGCCTCTATTGGCAGCCAAACGGCCTCGCCGCGGGCGACAACCAGTGGATCGATCTCGGGAACATTCCCGACTACAAATCCGATCCCAAGTTCACGCGCGTCCAGCATTTCGCGTCGTCCCTCGGAATCCGTCGTCTCGATTTCGAACCGGTTGGCAACGTCAAGGAAGCGAAGATGTTCACACTCGATGAGCATTTCGCCGACACGGTCGCGCTGCTTGCGCTCGGCACAAACATCGGCCAGGTCGTTCAGGCCGCGGCCGTCAACCAGCGTTTCATCATCACCGTGGACGAGCTGTCGCTCCTGACGCCCGGCGAGGCGAGCAGCTTCTTTGTCGGCGCGACCGGTCTCTATAACGCGACCGTCGTCGGTTACTTCTCTTTCGGCGCGGCTCCAAACGATTTTCTCATCGAGGACCTCGCCAGCATCGGCGGTCAATACACACTGGACCTCGGCAGCGGCATGCTCGATCTGTTCGGTCCTTACAGCCTGGTCGTGCCTGAAGGAGCGCACCAGGGCCAGACGTGGGCGCTCTACCAAATCGAAGTGCTCTATTCCTGTCCGCAGGTTACGGCGACCAATTTCCAATGGTTCTCGCAGCTCCTGCAGCTCGGCACCTTCAAGCTCGTCGAATACGACCAGTTCTCGACCGTCCCGCTCGCCTTCGAAAATTTCTCCGGCCAGGTGGAAGTCACCGCCTGGGGCGATAACAAACTCGACAAGTTCAACGAATACACCGTCGAAGTCATCCACAACCCCGCAACCCGCGCCGTCCGCGCCTATTAAAGGTAGGGCGGTGCTACCGCGCCGCCCAAATTATTATGAAACACGAAGTAACCAACGGAACCCTCCCGGTCATGTGCCGCCGAAAAGAACTGAACATCGGCGGAAGCTCAGTCACGGTCTCCGAATTCACCTGGTCAGACACGTTCGAATTCCTCCGCATGCTCTCGAAGCACTCGTCGGAAATCATGGACGATCAGGGCCGGTTTTCCCTGCGCATCGATAAGATCACGAAACTAATTTGCGGCGCTCAGGAATTGACTGAGTTCGCGATCATCCATTCCAGCGGCCTGACTCAGGAAGCAATTCGCAAGCTCTCTTTCGCGGACGGTTTGGAGCTGCTCGACGCCGCGCTCGAAATCAACCTCAACGCCGAAATCCTTGGCCGCGCAAAAAAAGTCGGCGGCCGCTTCACGGCGGCCATCGGCGTCAAGCTGGGCGCGTCCAAAGCGACGGCTTCGCCGACACCGCCGCAGCCATCGACTTCCTCCTCAGTCAAGGACACAGCCTCGACGACATAATGCGTTACACTCTTCGACAATTCGACCTGTTCGCCCACGCCGCCACCGAGCGCCTGAAAGCCATGTATGGCGACGGCCGCCCGCCGCGCGGTCAACCCCAGATGTAAATGCACACTTTGTCTTCCACTTTGTCTTCCACTTTGTCCTGATATGGGCGACGGAATCACAATCACGTTCGATGCCGAGACGCAGGACGCAATGTCCAAAGTCCAGGACTTCTTTGACAAGGTCAACGGCAAGATCGACGAGACCAAAGCCAAATCCGACGAACAGAAAGAGGAAGGCGGAATTTTCGGCTGGCTCGTGGACGCGACGCAAGCCGAGGAATTTGTCACTGGCCTGGGCGCAACTGTCGCCGCGTTGTTCACGGTTGAGAAAGCCTGGGAAACCCTCAAGGAGATGGTCCTCCAATACGTCGAGAGCGTAAACGAAGCCATCAATCGCGCCGACGAAATGGGCCGCGCGGCCGAAGCAATCGGGATCTCGTTGCGCACGCTGAACGCGCTCAAGGAACTCGGCGAACAAAACCGTGTGCCGTTGGAAGCGATGGAGCAATCGCTTTACCTGCTGAACGTCCGCATCAGCGAAGCGGCGCGGCGCGGCGGCGACGCGGCCAAAGTGTTTCGCGATTGGGGCATCGGCATCTTTCAGTCCAACGGCGCGTTAAAGGACACCGAGAGTGTCCTACGCGCCGTGATGGACCAGCTCAAGGAAATGGACCCGCAACGAGGCGCGGCGATGGTCCGCGACCTGGTCGGCATGCGCGGACCTCAAGGCCGCGAAATTCTCGAAGTGCTACGCCAGGGCTCGGGCGCGCTGGGTGAATCGAACGGCGTCACGCAGGAAGCCGCAGAGAACGCGCGCCAGTTCGACATGGAACTGGTCAAGCTGCGGCAGTCCGTCGAGCAGCTCTGGAACGAAGTCGCCGCGGCGTTGCTGCCGGCGCTCCGCGATCTGGTCGATTGGTTCAAGAACGTAGCGAATAGCGAGCAAGGCCATCTGGTCATCGGCACTGCGCTGGTCGGCGTGTTCCAGTTCATGGCGGCGGCCGTGCTGATCGTTAAGCAGCAAATCGAAGACTTGGGAACCGTTTCCGAATTGGGGTTTGGGATTCTGGCTGACGGCCTGAACCTGGTCGGCAACCTAATGGACGACTTCGAACGCAAAGTCGTCAACGCGATCCGCGCGCTCATCGATCTTGCGACCGCTCAAAGCAAGGTCGCCCAAATCATGGCCGAAGCCGCGACCGGCCACGTCGGGGACGCCTGGTCGCACACAAAGGAAATGGTCGCCGGCCTGAAAAAGGACATCACGAGCCTGGCGACCGATTCCAATTCCGCGGCCGCCCACATTGCCGATTTCTTCACCAGCGCATTCCAGCGCGCTTCCGACGCCGCCAAGCAGTTGTTCTCGAATGATCAATCAGTCGCTGGCGCGCTTGCGAAGATTTTCAATCTCGGCTCCGGCTCTTCAGTCGCTGGCGTTCCTTCAGTCCCTGGTGAATCGCCGGCCGGCAACAAGCCAGCCGGCCTCAGCGACGCCGCGCGCCAGCTCATCGAGGAAGTCAACAAAGCGTTCGCCGAAGCCACCGAGAGCAAAGTCGCGCTGCTCAACGAAGAGGAAGCCAAGCTCAAGAAAAAGCTGGATGAGGAAATCCCCGACCAGCAAAAGCGCGAAGAGGAAAAGCTCAAGGTCAGCCAGATTTACGCCGCCAAGCGTTTGGAAGTGACCAGCAAGGAAGCCGACGAAGCGAACAACATCGCCCTGGCCAAGCTCAAGAACCAACAGTCCGCGATCACGGGCAATCCCGACCTGACCGACGTCGAGAAAACGAAACTGCTCATTCCTTTGATGCAGCAGGAACTTGCCCTGGATCAAAAGCAATTGGACGTGTTGCGCCAGCGTTCGACCGATCCGAGATTGAACGACGAAGCCCGGCTCAACGCGCAGAAAGAATACATCGCGCTCCAGGGCCAGCAGGTCGCGTTGGCGCAGAAGCTCGAAAGCGCGCAAGCCAGCCTCACGTTGAGCGGACAGTTCAGCACGGCGCTGATCAACCTCCGCAACCAGTTCAACACGCTCAACGAGATTGGAAACCAGTTCCAATCCATCTTTTCGAACGCCTTCAATTCCGTCAGCACGAACCTGAGCGGCGTGATCAACAAAACCGAGACGTGGTCTCAGGCTCTACGAAACATTGCCGGTTCGATCATTAGTTCCGTCGTCCAGGCAATCGTGAAGATCGGAACAACTTGGGTCGCGCAACAGTTGCTAATGCTCGTAGCCGGCCAGACGGCCGGACAGGCATCAGCGGCCGCGAACGCCGCGCTGGCTTCCGAAGAGTCAGCGATCTGGGCCCCGCCTGCCACGCTCGCAACCATCGCGACCGAAGGCGAAGCGTCCGCACAAGCGCCGGCGCTGATGGCCGCGGCGCTGGCGGAAGGGCAGGGTCTGGCATTCGCGGCCCAAGGCGGTTTGATCACCGGTCCGACGCTGACAATGATGGGCGAAGCCGGTCCCGAGTTCGTCATGCGCAACGAAGCGCTCGCGCACTACGGCGCGAACTTCATGCGCGACTTGAACGCTCGCCGTTTCCCCAACGCTCCCAGCGCGGCCGGCGCGGCGGCCGGCTACGGCGTTCGTCCTTCAGGCGCTACCTCGACCGGCATAAACGTCGAAGGCCATCAAGTGTCCATCGCCATGCTTCGCGACCATTCCGAGATCAAGCAATTCCTGTCCAGCGCCGAAGGCGAAGCCCACGTCGTCAGGATCGCCCGCAAAAACCGCTACAAGATCGGAGTGCCAACATGATCCCACACTTTGTCTTCCACTTTGTCCTGCACTTTGTCGAATGAGAACCGAGCTTTTAGCCCGTTTCATTTACCGTCCGCCGTTGCCGGAGACAAACCGCGCCACAGAAGACGCGCGCAAGCAATGCCAGGAACTGGCCGACAAGCTTGATCATATCCTGCCCGAGTCGGCCGAAAAGCGTCTGGCCATTCGCAAGCTCGAAGAGGTCCTCTTCTGGTCCCGCGCCGCCATCGAGCGCCATTCCCCTCCCGATTTCAAATCTCAAATCTCAAATGTGAAATCCTGATTATGGTCGATCTCGTCAACGGTTCCGTCCTGTTCGCGCATCGCGCGGACTGGCAGACGCCGCCGACCTGGCAGCGCACCTGGTCCACCGGTATCACCGAAAGCATCCTCGGCAACGAAGCCCGCGCCGCAACCCGCCAGAATGCGCGCATCTCGCTCACCTGGACCGTCGCGCCGCGCACGCTGCAGGAACAAAGCGAACTCGATGATCGCATTCGCGCCGCGCTCAAATCCGGCAACGCCTGCACGCCTTACCATGGCCGCGGTTCGCCGATCTCGGCCGACGTGACAAACGTCACCGTCAACCTCGCCGACGCAACCTGGCCGTGGGCGATTGGTGATTACATTTTCCTGCAGGACGACGCGATGAATTGGGACGTGCGCCAGCTTACGAACGTCACGGGCGGCGGCGCGACGCTTACGCTCGGCGCGGCCGTCAGCCGCACTTACCCGGTCGCGAACGGTCTGTATGTCTTTCCGCTGCTGTTTGGCAAACTGTCCGTGAAGGACGTGTCGCTCATTACCAACTGGCACGGCGAAGTCAGCCTCACACTCCAGGAACTCACCAGCCGCGACGCCGCGCAACTCGGCGGCAACGTCAACCATTCCGGAGCAGGCATCGGCTGGATGACTGTCGGCACAACCAACATCGTAGGATGAACGCACACTTTGTCTCCCACTTTGTCCATCACTTTGTCCCATGAAATCCGAATACTCTGACATCCAAAACGCCGGCACGCGCGTCTTGCCCGAAGGCTACGTTTACGTCTCCCACCCGCAAAACGACCCGCACGAAAACTTCCTGCGAATCCGCGATCAAGCGCTATGGCAACGGCTTTATGCCAGTCGCGAGCGGAGCGCGCCCGCCTCGGGCGCAGAAACGTCCATTATTTCCACCGCAAATGAGGAACAAAAAATGGACACGCACAAAAGACGGCTCTGTTCTGAATGCGGCCGTGAAATCCTCCTGAACGCCGCGGGCGGTTTCCGCCGCCACAATCGTCTGTCGGGCGTTCTCTGCGTCGCTTCCGCTCAGGCTCCAAGCTCCCCGCTCCCCGCTCCCGCGCTGCCATGATCCCCCAAACCCAAAACATCCTGCAGTCGTATTTCCAGACCGGCGACGTCCCCAACCAGGCGCAATACTTGGAGCTGATCGGCACGATGTTTTATTACATCTCGCAGCTCAACAATTCGTTTAACACAGCCCAAACGCTGATCAACAACGCCGTCACGGCCATCCAGCAAGTCGCTCCGCAGGTGATAGCCGGTTTCAACACAGGCAGCGGCGCTCCCACTTTGATCGGCGGCGGCGGAGATCAAACGAACGTCGCTTCCGTGACGTTCATCGGCCCGAACTATCGCATCACTTTCACCACTCCGTTCGGCAACGCGACTTACAAGCCGATTTGCCAGGGCTGCTCTGTCCAGGCCCAAACCGCCAATTACCTGGATGTGTCCGCGCTGAACAACGTCAACGCCTACGTCCTAATCTGGAAATGAACTATCTCGGCCGCCAAGTATTTCAGTTCGACGTTGACTGGTCCGAGCCGGTCACGAAGCAGTTTAGTTACGACATGCGCGAAGTGATGCTGGGGTTCGGCGCAGAAGTGTTCGAAAGCACGCAGCAAAACACCGTCCAGGGCTACGACATCAACGTGAACCTGACCACGCCCGCGCTGATTGCTTCGTTCGACGCCTTCCTCAACCCGCTTTACGGCCGGCAATCTGGTTTCTGGCTGCCGACTCCGTTCGACGCCGGGCAGGCGGTTGCGGCAATCGACACCACGCATTTCAAAATCGCGTTCGAGGAACTCAACGCCACCTGGGCTGATCATCCGGACATCTATCTTTACTTCACCGCGGATGGACAGGCGCCCGTCGCCGCCAAGATCACGGCCGTCGCGAACAACGGCGACGGCACCGAGACAATCACCATCGATACGGCCGTCGCGTTCCTATCGCCGTTCGGCGCGAACCTGCGCGTGCAGCGCTTGCATTATGTTCGCCAGGCTGACGACACCGAGCAGGCAAAGTTCGTTGGCGAAGGCTGGCAGACGCGCACGCTCAAGGTGCTTGAGCTTCCGACCGAATACACCAACGTCGAGACCGGCCAGACACCGATCTACCTTTACCATTTCAGCCTGGCTGCTCCCATGCAGCTCGATTGGTATTTCACCAGCTTCGCCGCAAGCGTCGTTTCGAACAACGTCTTCTATAACGCGTCGTCAATCACTCACGGCACGTTCACGCGCGGAACCGATCCGCAAGCCGAAACGCTGGAGATCGACGCGGCCTACAACGCGAACCATCCTCTGAGCCTATTCCTTCCGACGCCGTTCCCTCGGCCGATGACCATCACGATCTATCAGGTCACGTTCGCGGACACGAACACACAGACGCTCGTATTCTCCGGAACTGTCCGGACGGTCGAGGATGCCGGCGACCAGCTAAAGGCAAGCTGCGAATCGTTCTGGTCCGTGTTCCGTCGCAAAGTCCCCTGGATGTTAATCAAGCCGACGTGCAACTACTACGTGTTCGAGCCGAACACTTGCAAACTGCTTCGCGCATATTTCGAAACCACGGTCACAATCAGCGCGCTCGGCAATTCGAACCTTCCGCCCAGCGTCAATGTCACGCTTAACTTTCCCAGCGCGACGCTCGAAGCGTTGAACTACTTCGCGCAGGGCTGGCTCGAAACCGGTTACGGCGCGACCGCGGAAGTCCGGACAATCATCGGCAGCACTTACGCCGCGCCCACGCTGACGCTCACGCTCAATGCGCCGCTGCAGTTCGCTCAAGTCGGTCAGCAAATGCAATTGATTCCCGGTTGCGACGGTCAGGCATCTACCTGCCAGACCAAGTTCAACAATTACGCGAACTTCCTCGGCTTCCCTTTCTTGCCGCTCCGCAACCCCGCGCTTCAGGCGATCAACAGCAGCACAAGCCAGGGAGGTAAGAAGTGAACGAGCCCAACACTTTGTCATCCACTTTGTCATCCACTTTGTCTGTCCCCTTCTTTTCCGATCCCGACCGTCTGGAAAAGTTCCGCGCCATCGCGCTCACATGGGTCCACACCAAATTCGTGCCTCACGCAGCTATGCGTGGCGTCGGCGTGGACTGCGTCCACCTGGCCGCGCGCATCTATCAGGAATGCGGCCTGTTCGCTGACTACGGATTCCCGGCCTACACGATGGACGGCGGCCGTCATCTCCAGCGATCGCTGGTGACTGATTGGCTGGATTCGCATCCGAGTTTTCAGAAGCTGCACTACGACTCTCCGACCTTTGGTCTGTCGCAACTACTCGATGCTATCGCTCCGGGAGATCTAATTTGCTTCAACATCGTCCGAGTCCCTCACCACTGCGGTCTGTTCTACATGCACAGCGGCCGAATGTTCATCCACGCTATGCACCGCTACGGCGTCTGTTTCGGCAACCTCCAGGATCCCACGTATCGCACAAACGTCACCGCGATCTACCGTCCGGTCAGCCCTTCAGTCCCTTCCCCGGAGGTGTCAGATGTTTAGCAGCATCCCTGTCCGCGAAGCCCAGCCGCTCGGCATAAACACCAACTACACCGTCAATTATCAATACGGCAATCCCATCACCTATTTGCTCGGCAAGCGCCGCCTGGCTCCCACCTGGCTTTGCGACCCGTTCAACATGCGCGCCGATCAGCAAGAAGCCAACGCCGGCAAAGGCGGGAGCGCGATCACCGGTTACAATTACTTCGCATCCATTGGCGCTGTCATCTGTCTCGGGCCAGTCGATGCCATTTACGCGATCTACGTCAACGGTGACTTGCTCTGGCCGAACAATGCGAACGGCGAACCGCCTTACCCGACGCCGTCCGTCACGCGCGGAAGCGAAGACTTCGTCACGCTCACAGTGCCGGCCGGCCAAATCATTTTCTATTGGGGCACAGAAACCCAGAACCCCGATCCTGTCCTGCTCTCACAGGCAAACCATCCCGGTTACCGCGGAGTGTGTTATTGCGTCCTGAACCAATGGTCGCTGGGCTTTAACCAGACCAACTTTCAGAATATAGAATTCGTTTTAGGCAAATGGACTCTCAATCCCGCGACAACTTCATGGTTCACGCCCACGATCAACCTCGCAGACGACATCAATCCCGCCGCTTACGTAAGCGATTTGCTGCAAAACTCCCGGACCGGCCTGGCAATCGACACCTCGCAACTCGACACGCTGGCGATCAAAACGGCCGGAAACGCTCTGGCGCGCGATGGCTTCGGTCTCTCGCCGTTGCTCACGACGATCACGGATTTCAGCCAGTTGCTGAGCGATACGATGCAGATGATCCAGGGCTACATAAAAATCAGCGATGCAGGACTGCTGCAAATCAATCTCGTCCGCGCGCCGGCCGCCATCAATCTACTTCCCATTGTCCACGATTCCGACCTCGCGGACAAACCGGACCTCAAGCCCAGCGATTGGACAACCGCCTACACATCGACGCAAATCGTCTTCACCGACCGCAGCATGGCATTCAACCAAAACGCCGTCGCCTGGCGCGATCCCGGAGTGCTTTCGCTCGTGGCGCAGCCCGACAGCAACCAATTGCAATGGGACCCGGTGACGCGACAGATCGTCGCGCAAGCCATCGCGAACACAGCCGGCCCGGCGTCGGCCGTCCCGACCTTCACCGGGCATTTGAAGCTGCGATACAATTCCGTCCTGTTCGGAAACCTCACGCCTGGCGCGCAGTTCGTGATCGGTTTCAGCGGACGCACAATGCCGAACACAGTGTTTCGCGTCACGGCGCGGACTGTCCCCGATCCCGCGGTTCCGGAATTCGAAATCGATTTCACGCTCGACCTCAGTTATCTGTTTGTTCCCTACGATACGCCGGGCGCGGGCGGAGGAAGCGATCCGCAGCCGGGCGGCAGTGGTGGTCTGCGCACCATTAACGTCGTCAATCTGTCGATCCCGATCATCGAGCTTCCGCTTGGATTGTGTCCGTCAGGAAAGCTTTCGCTCGCGTGTCTGCCTTCGCGCATCACCCATGGCGATCAGTCCTGGACCATCCAACTCGGCGATGTTTATGGCCATCCATATCCGTTTCAGCCCGGTTCGTTTGCGAATCTCGCGACCGGCACAGGCTTCGCCCGGACCGGGACCGTCACGCAAACCTACCCGATCACGAATTGCATCGACCAGGTGATCGGCCTTCGCGTGCAGCTCACCGGCGTTGACACGGACATTCCCACCGCCGACCCCGAATCGCTCGGCGTCGCGTTCTCAGACCAGTTGCTAATCTTCGTTGACTCTGAAGTCCTGAGCGTCATTTCAGTCCGAGTCCTGGACGTCGCCACTTACCAATTCTTTTGCCTGCGTGGCCGCTTCGCAACTCAGGTCGCGCAACACAACGCCGGCGCGACCATTTACCTGATCGAACAAAAGAATATCCTGCCGCTGCAGCATCCATCCTTTCAGCCGAACAATTTGGTCTGGTTCAAGCTGCTCATCGGCACCTCGCAATCTTCGAATGCCGTGCATACGACGCTGGCTGGCGTTATCTATCAGCAAACGCCGCCGATCAATTTGCGCGTGAATAACGACCCGCGCTCGCCCAGCTATTCGCACGGCCAGGGAATCAGCATCCAATGGACCCTGACCGAAGCCGGCCGCGATCTCTTCGAACAGTTGCTGTTCAACATCCAGACCGTCCTGGATTTCCTCGATGGTATGGGCAACGTCCTCGGCACCCAGAACGTCCTGATCGACAACCCTGCCGGTATCGCGAACCTGCAACTCAACAACGCGCAGCTCGTCGCCCTCCTCGGCGGCGAAGTCAGCTTCACCCTCCGCGCCAGAACCAAGGTCAGCCGCGATTGGTTCTACGATTACAGCCCGTCAACCTCCCTCGCCGTGACCAAGATATGAAATACTTTTGTCACTGCTGTCCCTTTCGTCGCTTTCCATGAACAATCTCCTCGACATCACCAACGCCGCGGATCGCGCCGCCGTCGCCGAAAGCAACTTCCAGATTCTCGACGCTTCCCTCGCGTTCGCGCTCTCCCCGACGCTCGTCAATGGCGTACCAAACGCCATCGTCGGCCCTCCGATAGTCGGCACGTTCGTCCAGGATTTCCTCTGGGTCGATTCACTCCGCGCGATCTTCCGTTGCACCGTAGCCGGCACGCCTGGCACCTGGATACAAGTCAAAGCCGCAATCGTAACAGTCGCCACAGTCCCTGTCGGACCGCCCGTCAACTACCTGATCACGATCCCGTCGCAGAAATGGATCAGCCAATACTACGACGGAGCCAACTGGCAAAACGTGTTCTTAACCCCGTCCCCATAACCACAACCCAACAACCAACAAATGAAAAAACTCCTTCTCTCCTGCGTCATTTCAGTCGCTTCCGCCCTTTGCGGAAGCGCCGCTAATGCACCGATCTACGGCGTGCGCGTCGATACCAATGGTAATCTGACAGCGCCGGCAAACTTCTTTTCCCAGAACGTGGGACTCCTCGATGCTGCAATCCAAGTTCCTACCAACACATTGTCTTTGAGGGACCAGCTTTTATCGGCAACCAGTGTCGGAACGAATCTTCCTCAGACCAACTTTACAAACTCGTCCTTGACCGTCTCGAACCTTCTCTTCCAATTAACCCAGCCGTTCGACACAAATCAGAACTTCAACGAAAACTGGTTTAACCTCTTGTCATGGGCTGGCACCGCCAATGTCGCCGCTCCGAGCAATAACGCACTGTATGCCATGTCCGGAAGCGCCAATCCTGCCGGGGTGAATTGGGGATTCAACCTTGGAACCACTGGACAGGGCCGAGTTCGCGCAACTCTTATCGTCCCGACCGAGACGGGGACGGTTGGATATGCGCTGGTCGGCCTGAATACGGGAACAACAAACAGCGCGCCAGCAAGCGGCCTGGGAGGCATGTGGGGAGTCGGCATTGCGGACAACACATTCGGCGCTACGGGCTATGGTTTCATGTGGGTCACAAACGGAGTCTTCACCGCGTCCAACACCAATATCCCCGCTGGAACCTATGACGTGGTTGTGTCGCTCGATCAAACCAACGTCAGCCTGGCACTGATCTGGCCAAACGGAACTAACGTCGAGTATATAAGCGTGCCTCGGGGGCCTGCTGTGTTCGGGAACGTCGAAGCATGGCTTTCCGATTCTCGCACGTATGGAGGTTTGGGCATTGGCCCGCTAGGAGCGCACAAGAGCTACGGCACCATTCTCGGTAACACAAATGAATCTCGATTGTCCTACGCCAAGACCGTTGACAATGGCAACGGCGCAGTGATGGCAGCTTTCTGGCCTCCGAATTATAACGCGGCCATAGGCGCGCCTGTTCTCCTCTGCGCGCATGGCAGCGGCAAGACTTCAGACGACATATTGCCGAACGCCACAAATAACGCGAACTACTTCCTGGGTTGGATCACGAACGGGTTCATCGTGGCCATGTCCGACACCCGCGGAAGCTCGTGGGGTTCGCAGAACGGAGTGAACGATATGCACAATCTGCTGGCGTGGATCAAAGCGCATGGAGCGGTCCGAGAAGTTGTCGCCCTCGGCGAAAGCATGGGCTTTGTCGTTTGCCTCAATTGGATGAATCAGCAAGTGGATTCGCCGCCAGTGTGCGCGATTGGTCTATTTCCCGTCTGCGACCAGGTTCCAGAAACGAACGGATTTTGGAACGTGTTAACCAACTTCCCGGCTTTTCCCGCCCTGACTAACACTTCATGGGCGACTGTGACAGCGGGCTTCGATCCATGCACAATAGTTCTTGGACTCAACGATCCGTCTCGATACCAGGGAACGCCTATCCACACGCACATTTCCTTCGGAGACGGGATCGTAAATTGGATCAGCAACAGTGTTGTTTTGAGCAATCTCGTCGGAAATGCGGTGGGCGAGTTCACCATCAATACAAACGCCATCGGCAACCACGGCGATCTATCGCATTTCAACTTCCCGGACGATTGGGCGTTCTATCTGCGGTCGAAGGCTCGATACAACTATGGTGGGACCCTCTCGACAACGACCCATCAGTAA